AGGAATAACGTAGGGGCTTCAAGGAGGGCGGCATGCGCGCAGGAGTTTTCTGGACACCGTTGCTGGACGCCAAGCTGTTGAGTCTGCGCGCCGCGGGGGCTGCGTGGTGCGACATCGCGCTGGAACTGGAACTGGGACGCTACACCGTGGTCGAGCGGGGGCGGCGACTCGGGGCGCGAAAGTTGCCGAAGGCGCGCGCGGTTCTCCTGGAGGATCGGGACCGGCCGTCCAGGCCGTCCGGGCATCCGGACAGTTGGGGTTTGATTACGGCGGGCACCGTGCTGGACGGGCAGGCCTATCCGTATCCGGTCTTTTCATAGAAGGAACAAAGCATGAATACGCACGCGGGCTTCGGGCGGGATGGCGGGTTGAAGGACATTGGGTTGAAACCGGGCGATCGGCTGGATTCGGCGTTTGTGACCTACCGTCTGGAGGAGGCGGGGGCGACGCTGCTGGCGCTGCCCGGCACGGGCTATTCGACGAAGATGCGCGTGTCCCAGATCGATGTGGTGGCCAATGCAGCGGAGGCCTACGGGCGCAACCCGGGCTTTGTGCGGCCGGCGGTGCCGTCCGCGTCCCGTATTACGCGCATGGACGAGGCGTTGGGCTGGATCATGCTGATACCGCAGGAGCGCTACGTGATCCGGCGGATCGTGGGTGCGCGGAGCCTGGTCAGTCCGGTGACGGAGCGCCACCTCTATTCCTGGCGGCGGCTGGGTGAGGCAGTGGGCGCGGACCACAAGGCGGTGCAGCGGTGGCATGCCCAGGGGATCGACATGCTGGTCTCCGCGATCGGGGCCATGCGCCGAATGGAGAGGAGCTGCACCCTGTCCTGCCGTGCCTGATCCAAGGTTTGTTCGGCGTGGCCTAGGGAGACGGGGTTAGGCGCACGGCGTATCTGCAGCGGGGGGTGATGTAGTCACCGGTGATGGTGGTTCCGGACAGGTTTGCGGTGAGTTTCAGGGCATAGGGTTTGTGGTCCGCGCCCTGGGTTTGCAGGTGCGCGGTGATGGCGCCGGATGGGGCGATCTGGCCGGTAAGTATGAGCACGCCCTGGCTGGGCGTGAAGTCGACGTCCCTGCCCCGTTTGATCAAGGACGCGCGCACGGGTGGATCGCACGTGCCGGCTTGTGGGACGAGGTCACCGGCGTAGGTGACGGGCGCATCGGCGGCGCAGGCGGCCAAAAGCAGGGCCGGCGCGACGGCCTGGGATAAAAAACGAAGTTTATGCATTTTTTCCTTGCCCGATTGCCCCAACATTCGGTATATATCGCTCAACGATGGCGGTTTGCGCGCTGCGGCGGGGAGCAGAGCGTGTCCGACGAAACAACCCCCCTCGATATCCTGTTGGCGGTGATGCGGGAACGCTTCGCCAGCCGGGATTTTGACGCGGCCGTGGCAATTGCCAAGGCGGTCGCACCCTTTGTCCATCCGAAACCTCGTGCACGCACCATTGGCGCGTCGATCGACACGTTGCGGGACCAACAGCTTGTCGAACTCTGCCGATCCGGCGAGGCGGGAGCGGGCGCTTCGGAAGAGGATACGCGCTGACCTGGAGAGCTGGTGCCGCTTCGCGCTGAAAGAGCGCGACCAGGCGCCGGCGGAACACCATCTTGCGGTGCTGCGCGCGCTGGAGGACCTGGCGGCGGGGCGGGTTCGGCGGCTCATGCTGCTGCTGCCGCCGGGGTCGGCCAAGAGCACCTATGCGAGCGTGTTGTTTCCGGCCTGGTGGATGGCGCGCAATCCAAGCGGATCGGTGATTGCTGCCAGCCATACGGCGGCACTAGCCGAGCATTTCGGGCGCGGGGTGCGCGGCTTGTTGAACGCGCATGGCGCACGGCTGAACGTTTTTCTCCGCGGGGATGCGCGCGCGGCCGGGCGATTTTCCACCGAGAGCGGGAGCGAGTATTTCGCGGTGGGCATTGGCGGCGCCGTGACGGGGCGGCGTGCGGATCTGGCGTTGATCGATGATCCTATCGCGTCCTTCGAACAGGCAAGGAGCCTATCGCAGCGCGAATTGCTGTGGAATTGGTTTCGATCGGAATTGGTGACGCGGCTGAAGCCGGGTGGGCGCATCGCGCTGGTGATGACGCGCTGGCATACCGACGATCTGGCGGGCCGGCTTATCGAGCAGGGTGGATGGCGCGTGCTGCGCCTGCCGGCGCTCGCCCAGGCCGATGACGCATTGGGGCGTGCCGAGGGCGAAGCGCTTTGGCCCGAGTGGGAGAGCCGCGAGGAGTTGCTTGTCAAACGCGGCATCCTTGGCGAGCGGCAGTTCGAGGCTCTTTTTCAGCAGGCGCCGCTACCCGAGGACGGCACGATCTTCGACGTGCGCGCGTTGGGGCTGGTGGATGTGGCACCCCCGGGCGGTGTGCGGGGATGGGATTTGGCGGGAGGGATTGATGCCTCGCGCGATCCTGACTGGACCGTTGGCGTACTGATCTGCCGCGATCCGGGCGGGGGGTTCGTGATCGATGACGTGCGGCGGGTGCGCGTGGCGCCTTCGGCGCTAGGTGCCATGATATTGGATGTTGCGCGCCAGGATGGGCCGTCCGTGCGCATCAGCTTGCCGCGCGACCCTGGACAAGCAGGGCTGCACCAGGTGGCAATTCTGACCGAAATGCTGGCCGGCTTTAACGTGCATTCGAGTGCGGAGACCGGGACCAAGACCGAGCGCGCCATGGCCGTTGCGGGCCAGGTCAATGTGGGCAACCTGCGCATACGCCGCGCGGCATGGAATCGTGAATTCGTCGAGGAACTCTCGACGTTTCCGAATGGGCGCAAGGACGACCAGGTGGATGCGCTGTCACGCGCGTTTGCGCTGCTGACGCCGCAGGAGAAGCCGGCGCGGTTCGTGTCCATGCGGTTCTTCGATCGATGAGAGGGGAACGGCGTGTTCGCAACCATTTCCAAAGCCGTGCCGGCGGATCGGGATTTTCCGGACCGGACGCAGCGGCTGCGTTTGCTGCGCATGGTTCTGGACGGGACGCTGTACGACTATCTGCCGTATGAGTTTCATGATGAGAGAACGGTCGGGGGCGAGTACATTCCGCTGCGCCAGAGGCGGCCATCAGTGCGCTATGCGTTGCCGCGCATCGTGGTGGAAGACAGCGTGGCCCTGCTGTTCAGCGAAGGCCATTTCCCGGCCATAGATTCCCCGGACGCCGCGGTGCGGACTGCAGCGGCGGCGCTAGCAAGGAGTACGCAGCTCAATTCGGTGATGGTCGATGCGGCCCTGCGCGGCAGCGTCGGCTCGGTGGCCATTCTGCTCAGGGTGTTGCGCGGGCGGGTGTTTCTCGACGTGCTGGACACGCCCTATTTGACGCCCGAGTGGGACCCTGGTGCGCCGGATACCTTGTTGCGCGTTGTTGAGCGCGTGAAGGTGAGCGGGGCCGCACTCGCCGACCAAGGCTACGACATCGATGATCCGGACTCCATTTGGTGGTTCGGGCGGCAATGGGATGGGCAGGACGAGAGCTGGTTCGAGCCCATACGCGTGGGCGAGGTGTGGAGCGGCGTCATCGATCAGACGCGCAGCGTGCGGCATGGGCTTGGTTTTGTTCCGATCGTCTGGATACGGAATTTGCCCGGCGGGGACGTGGTGGACGGGCTGGCGACGTTCCGCTCCGCCATCGATACGTCGATCGAAATCGACTACCAGTTGAGCCAGGCAGGGCGGGGATTGAAATATAGCAGCGATCCTACGCTGCTGATCCGCGAGCCGGCGGGCGTTGATGGCACCATGGTGCGCGGCGCAGCCAATGCGTTGGTCGTGAGCGAAAAGGGCGACGCCAAACTGCTGGAGATTGGCGGCACGGCGAGCGAGGCGGTGATTGACTATGTGCGCGTGCTGAGGGAATTGGCGCTGGAGAGCGTGCACGGCAACCGCGCCGATGCCAGCCGATTGACCGTGCCGGCGAGCGGCCGGGCGCTGGAGCTGATGAACCAGGGCCTGCTTTGGCTGGCCGATAATCTGCGCATCAGTTATGGTGAAAATGGGTTGTTGCCGCTGCTGCGGATGATGCTGCGGGCGAGTGCCGTCTTTCATCTTCGCATCGACGGCAAGGATTTGCCGCCGCTGGATACCGAAGCGATCCTGAGTTTGCGGTGGCCGGATTGGTATCCTCCCGATTCCGCCGACCGGCAGCGCGATGCGGCGACCGTCGTGGCATTGGTCGAGGCGGGGATGCTCTCACGCGAGACCGCGCTGCGGGTGCTGGCACCCGATTACGATATTGCTGATCCTGAACACGAAATTGGCAGCATCACGAGCTGAGAGAGCAGGTATGCAGGGCGATTGTGGGCAGGATGCTTCCGCGCCGGAAGCGAGCGATGAGCTGACGGCATTGAGGGCGCACAATGCAGCGTTGGAAGCCAGCCTCCGTGAAGCTAGGGAGAGCAGCGATGCGCGGTCGATTCAATCCGAATTACGTGCCGAGGCACTGCGGCGGGGCATGGTAGACCTCGATGGACTGAAATTGATCGAGAGCGGCCAAATCAGCATCGATGCGGACGGCAACGTGCTGGGCGTGACGGCGGTCATGGCAAAGCTGAGGCGCGACAAGCCTTGGCTTTTTGGCGCGCCAAGTTCGAGCAGCGTGGCGGGCGTGCCTGCGGTCGCACCCGCGCGCACGAAGCTGGCTACTGAAATGACCCTGCAGGAATGGCGGGTCGCCCGGGCGGAGCTTCTTCGCCGCCGCTGATAGTAACGCCGCGCTGCCGCACGGGCGGTGCGGAGGTTTTCGAAGTTTATCATCGATTGAGACTGACCCGGCTGTGGCACGCGCCCTGCCGTTTGTTCTTCTGTGGGGGCTCGCATGGGTATTCAGAATTTTCCACTCGCACTACAGCCGATCATTCAGCAAGGCTTTCTGGAACGAGAATTTCAGCAGGCGATACGATCACGCATCGGCTATCGGGCCTGCGCGGACCGCGAGGAAATCGCGGTTGGCATTGGTGAGACGCTAACCAAGACGCGGGCGGGTTTGCGGCCGGCGGTGACAACACCCCTGGCGCCATCGGGCAATACGAACCTGGATAATGGGCTGACGCCGGGGACCTGGGGCGTTGAGCAGTATACGCTGACGGTCAACAATTATGCGTCCACCATGGACTTGAACATGGTGACGAGCCGGGTGGGTATTGCCAGCCAGTTCCTGCAGAACGCGTATGTGAACGGCGAGCAGGCGGCACGGAGCCTGGACGATTTGGCGCGCAATGCCCTGTTCGGCCCCTATTTTGGCGGTAATACGCGCGTTCGTGTGACACTTGGATCCGCCGGACCCGTGGTCAGCGTGGATGATTTGCGAGGCTTTCAGACCGCGTTTGTCTATGGCGTGCAGCAAGCTGTCTCGGCCGCAAACCCGCTGACGGTGACCATCGGCGCGGACAGCTATACGCTGGTGGGTAGCAGTGTCGATGGCACGAACGTTTCCACGACGCCGGGCGGCATATCGGGCACGCTAACACTGTCCGCAAGTGTGACCGTGAGTGATGGCACCGCGGGAAATACGGTGCAGGCAGCAACGGCCTCCACGATTTTCCGGCCGAACGGGCGGACCAATACGGGCCAACTCCAGGCCACGGACACGTTGACCATGAGCAACGTACTGGATGCTGTCGCCAATTTGCGGCTGAATGCGGTGCCCGATATCGATGGCGCATATAATTGCTACCTCGACCCGATGAGCGCGCGGCAATTGTTTGCCGATCAGGACTTCCAGCGGCTGTTCATCGGTTCGACATCGGCAAATGAGGTGTTCAAGCCTGGCCAGGGTGTGGTGAACGACTTTCTTGGCTTGCGTTTCGTATTGACGAACGAGGCTTTCGTTCAGTTGGCGACCAATGTGCCGAATGCCATGGTCCGCCGCCCCATCGTTGTGGGCCAGGGGGCTTTGATTGAAGGCGATTACGCCGGCATGGCCGCCGCGGACGTGGCGCCGGCAAATTCGATTGTCTCCATCGTCGATAATGTTTGCATGGTGACACGCGAGCCGATTGATCGCCTGCAGCAGATCATTGCCCAGTCCTGGTACTGGATGGGTGGCTTCTGTGCGCCATCGGACGTGACCACGACGAGCATGACGGTGCCGACAGCGACCAATGCCAGTTTCAAGCGCGCGGTCATGATCGAGCACATTGGCTGATCGGCTGAACGCACGCTCCGTCCTTCACGGCACTGGGAGAGACGATGTTCACCGATCAGCAGAAAACGGACATTCGCAGGTTCTGCGGATATCCTGCCTATGGCGCGTCGGCCGCGGGCAGCGGCTGGCGTTTTTTCACCGCCTATGGCGCGCTGGAATACAGGATGAACAATCTTTCCAGCAATGAGGTGGCAGTCGTCGTCACCTATTTGGCGACGTTGACACAGCTTGAAATGGCGGTGCCGGGCGCCAGTGAAAACCTCGATAGCGATGCTGCGGCATCGTGGACACACAATGGCAATGAGGTGGCCGACCGGCTGCGCCTTTTGGACAGCTGGCGGCGCAGGCTCTGCGCCTTTCTTGGCGTGCCGCCCGGTGAGGGGCTTGGCCAGGCCGGTCTGAGCCTGGTGGTGTAATGGAAGGCGGCAGGCTGCAAAACCTGATCAGCAAAGGCATGGGTGTTGGGGCACGCCGGTTGGGCAAACCCTTCATCGTCTATCGCCCTCGCGCGGTTTGCCAGCCGCTGGCGTCCCGCAACCGGGTGATCAAGCTGTATTGCGCCTTCAATGCGCAGGATGAACGCTTCCGGCGCGTGGCGGGATATGGCGGGGCGGTTTGGTGGGGGGTGTTCGACTCTCTCTATACGCGCGCGGGCGACTACCTGCTGGGTACCGATCCCTGTGGCAATCGAGCGGTTTTTTTTGTGTCGGCACAGCAGCCTCTGCTGCCGGCCCAATGCGTGCGAACCAATTGCGTTGTGCGCGTGTTGCGGCCACCTCCACCGGCACAGGGCGGGTATGGCGGCTTTGTCTCGCGCGCGGCCGTCCAGGTGATCGAGGGTTGGCCGGCGAGCGTTTTGAGCCAGGGCGCGCACGTGCCGGGCACATTGCCGGAGACAAGGTTCGGCAATTGGGTTGTGCTTCTGCCGCACCTGCCAACCCAGATTTGTGTGGGCGACGTGGTTGCCGACGACACCGGGCGGACCTTCCTGATTGCCGCGGCCGAGCAGAGCGACATGGGCTGGCGGATTATCGCGCGGCAGGTGACGGCCTGAACAGACATTCGGAGGCGCACATGGCAGACCTCTGCGATGTCGAGGCGGCGGTGGCGGCCGCAATTCTGGCGGCTTGCACCGCGGGTGGTGGCCCGTTTCCGCTGCTCGGTGGCGTTGCCGTCAGGGTTTATCGTGGAACGCCGGAATTAATGGCACTCACGCAGGACGCAGGGTCGTGCGTCGTGGATATTGCGGTGTTCCCGATCGCGGATGCGACGCGCAATACCACGCGCTGGGGCAGCATGACAACGATTTCCGCAATTGCAGGCGGATTGAGTGTGACGATGGCGGGACAGACGGCCACCTTTGCTGGCGTGGCTGTGGCGGGTGAGCTTGCAGGCGTTTTGGTTAACGGCCAGCCATTCGTCTATCAGGCGCAGGCGGGCGACAGCGCGGATCTGGTAGCCGCTGCCCTGGCGCAGAACGTGCGCGCCACTCATATCGTGACAGTGCAGGGTTCGAGCCTGACGGTTCCGGGTGCGATTACGTTGGTCGCGCGCTCAGCGGGTGTGGCATCCATCTTTGAGGAATGCGCGCGGCAGGAGCAAGATTTCCGGGTGAGCGTGTTCGCGCCAACGCCTTCTGCGCGGGATTCCGTTTGCCGTGCCATGGGTCCGGCCTTGTCCATGATCGCGTTCCTGGCACTTGCAGATGGTACAGCGGGGCGGTTCCGCTACCAGAGGACCGCGAGTTTCGATGGCGGCCAGGTCGCATCGATCTATCGGCGGGACATCGTCTACTCGGTTGAATACAGCACGACGGCCACTCTGCAGGCGCCGGCGATGCTATTTGGCGATCTGGTTTATAACGCGACATCGACCTACGTTTGAGGGAGTAACCAATGAGCGGTGTGTTGGTGGTGGTGCATTCGTTCGGGCGCCACAAAGTTGGCGATGTTATTGGTGATGCCGGTGAGATGCGCGACAGCCTGCGCGGAGAACACGCCGCCTATGTGGTGGCAACGCAAATCGATGCGCCGGCACAAGCGCGCCGAAAGGAGGGCTGACCATGACGATCTACCAGCAAGGCAGCCTGAATACCGGCGCGCTCATTGTACCGGATCTTTATGTGCAAATCGTGCCGCCGCAGAATCTGGTGCTGAACGGGGTGGCCACGAACCTGGTTGGGGTTGTCGGAACCGCCAGCTGGGGACCCGTGAACAAGCCTGTCTCAGTTGGTACCATGTCGGATTATGGCCAGGCATTCGGCCCGGTTGTTGTGCGCAAGTATGACATGGGCACGAATGTGGCCACGGCGGTGCAGCAGGGTGCAAGCGCGTTCCGTTGCGTGCGCGTCACCGATGGGACCGATATTGCGGCGAGCTATGCTGTAGGGCTGTCGAATGGTGTCTATGCCACGCTGCTGACGGCGCGCTATACCGGGACACTGGGCAACAAGATCACGGCGGCATTGACGCAGGGTTCGTCACAGAACACATGGACCTTGACGCTGTCCATGCCCGGCGTGCTGCCGGAAGTATTCAGTAATATTCCCGCAACGTCTTCGAGCGCCTTCTGGCAGGCACTGGTGAGCGCGGTTAATAATGGGACCGGGCCACTTCGGGGCAACTCGCAGTTGGTTGTGGCGAGCGTTGGCTCGGCAAGCACAACGGCGCCGGCGGCGTTCACGAACCCGCTATCCGGCGGCATGGATGGCGCGGGGAGCGTAAGTGCGGCAACCCTTGTCGGTCAGGACATCGTTCCGCGCGCCGGCATGTATGCTTTGCGGGGCCAGGGTTGTAGCATCGGTGTGCTCGCAGACGCGGATGATTCCACGCAATGGACGGTGCAAGCGGGCTTTGGGGCATCCGAAGGTGTCTATATGATCCTTGTCGGCCCCGCGGGTGATACGATTACCGATGCGGTCACTGTCGTTGCGCAAACCGGCCTGAATTTCCCCTCGGCCAAGCTGATGTTTGGCGACTGGGTGTATTGGTCTGACCAATCCAACGGCGTGATCCGGATCGTCTCGCCGCAGGGCTTCGTCGCCGGTCGGCTGGGAAATCTTTCACCCGAGCAATCCAGCCTGAATAAGCCGTTGTACAGCATTATTGGCACGCAGAGATCCGGGCTGCCGGGAAGCGGACAGGTCAGCACCTATAGTGAAACCGAGTTGCAGACATTGTTTGCTGCGGGGATCGATGTGCTGGCCAACCCACAGCCGGGCGGCGCTTATTGGGGCGTGCGGTGTGGACACAATACGTCCAGCAACCCCGCCACCAATGGCGACAATTACAGCCGCATGACCAATTTCATTGCGGCGACCTTGGCCGCGGGGATGGGACCGTTTGTTGGCCAGGTGATCAACCTGCAACTATTCCAGCAAATCAGGGCAACGCAGCTCAGTTTCCTTCAGACGCTGCTTTCGCAGGGGATATTGGGGGTGAACGCGGCTGGGCAATTGCCGTTCTCGGTTATTTGCGACGCCAGTAATAATCCTCAAAGCCAGACCAGCCTTGGCTACGTGCAATGCAATGTACAAGTGCAATACCAGGGCATTAACGAGAAGTTCATCGTTAATGTGGAGGGGGGCCAGACGGTGGTCGTGCAGCAGCAGGTCCTGCCCAACTGACGACGCTCAGCTGCTTGATGTATACAGGAAGGTCGTCGCATGCCCATAAATGCTTTTTCCATTGGACGGGACTGTCAGCTTGTGGTGATGGGGCCGTTCGGCCGCATCGATCTGACCTATGTAACGGGATTTGATTGCCGGCAATTGACGCAATCGGTGCGTCTGGATCGGCTGGACGGCGTGCCGATGGGCGCCGAACTGCCAAAGGGCTGGGAGGGAAGTTTTGAGGTGGAACGCGGAACGAGTTCCGTGGACGACTTCATGACGACCGCCGAGCAGGCATTCTTCACGCAGGGGTACTTGCCGGCCGGAACGATTTACCAATACGTGCAGGAAGTGGACGGGTCCACGTCCACCTACCAATTCAGCGGAGTCGTGTTCAAGCTGAGCAATGCCGGGTCATGGCGTGGCGATACCAGCGTCAGGCAGAAACTTGAATTCTTTGCCACCCAGCGGCAGCGTATCTGATGGCCCACGCCTCCGAACGCATTATGGCCGCGGCCGAGCGCGCACTCGTGGCCCGGGATTCGGCGGGACGCGAGCTTACAATGCGGCGGCCCGACGCCCTGGACCGGTTGCGCCTGTTCAAGGCTTTGGGCGCGGAGTTGTCGCTCAACCCGCCCTATCTTGGCATGGCGCTGCTGGCAGCAACCGTTACCGCGATCGACGGCATTCCAGTTCCGCCGCCGGCGACGGAGGCTCAGCTCGAAGGGTTGGTAAGGCGGCTTGGCGATAGCGGGATTAACGCTGTGGCAGACGCACTTGACGCCGCGGAACGCGAGGAGCCTGGCGACGCCAACCCGGGAAACTAAGCCGGCACCCTGATCTGTTGGATTGCCTCTATCTTATCAGGAACGGGGTGCCGTTCGATGTCGCATTCTCTTTGCCACCGGGCGACAGGCTGGCCTGGATTGTGGCGCTGGGGACTTTGGACGGTCGGACATTCGACTGGGCCACTATGTCATGGAACACGGACTAGGCTCTTCTGACTGGTGGTCAGGTCATTGGCGGGGTTGGCACTATGGGCGATGCGATGGACCGCGGACGAGCATTTGCCGAGACGCTTGGCATTGCGCGGAGTCTGGCACGCAGCCAACGGGCGATTGATTTTGGCCAGCGCGGCGTTGAGATGCAGCACGCGCTCGTGCAAAGGCTGATTGGAGTGGGGGCCCGCCAAGGTCGTGCCGCCCAACGCGGCGGCGCGGGTGCAACGCAGGCAGTTCTGCCGGGCAAGACACGTGATGCCGTTAGGCCGGACCAACTCGACGATATAAAACCGGGCGAGGCCATTGCATCAGCGCAGGCCGATCGTGGCTCCGCCCGACCACCTGGCCTTGCAGGTGGGGCATTCTTGCAGAACCCAAGACTGAAGCTGAACCTGGGCATTTCTGGCGGGGCGCGCACGCCGGGTCTTAGTGACGGGCTGGGACCTTCGTTGAGAACGACGCACGCCGCACCACCCGTTGCGAAGTTGGCCCCCCCGCTTGCGGGCTATGACGAGCCGTTACGTCAA